ATCGCCGCTATTACCAATAGCCTTCTCAACGGCTTCGTCATACTGTCCTTCTAAGGCACCGTAAATCTCGCCAAATAGATTTGGATGATCGCCAGAAAAGCCAACACCCTTTGCCACATTGTGCGCGCCGTGGAACCAAAGTTGATTACCACGAATGGAGCCAATGTATTGGCTCATTAGATCCCTAAATAGTGAAGAAGCTTGTGGTTGCTTAGAGAGAACTACTGCTACTTCTTCTAGGATAATCTTCTTTAGTTGGGCTTTTGTAAGTTTCATTTATTTCCCTTTAACACAAATAAATAGTCCTTCCTGCCCAAAATAGACAGGAAGGACACATTATCACTTGATCTCGCAGGCACCACCGGCACAAGCAGCCTGATCTGTAAGATTGGTGTTGTCATCTACTTCATGAACATAGTTGAGGTCGATTGACTTTAGTGCCTCAAATAGTTTGTTATAGGTTTCATCATCACAATCTTCGTAAGGTGCTTGCTTGTATGTGTGTTCAAACGCTGGAAGGACCGAAAGACCGTTGTAGAATGCTCTGTTTTGCCACATCCACTCACCAACTGTATCCCATTCATCATTCTTGATTGAGACAGTAGCAGAGACATTATGGGTGTTTTGTCCCTTGCGGTGTCCTGACTTAATCCAAGTTTGACTTACCTTCTTCACTCTCTCCAAAAGGTCAATAGCAGATTCTGTACGAACGATTGAACCTTCTGGTGCCTTTTGTGGTACCGAAATAACAGCGGTGTCGTGTGGGCGGAAGTATTCGTCCTCGATTAGTTCTGGGTGATTCTCTGCAAGGTAGGTGTAGATTGCTTCGTTCTTGCCGACACGGATACGACGAATGTAGGTGTCGTTGTGCCAAGCGTGAATGCCCGAAGAAGTTCCAAGAACAAGTGAAGTTGTACCTGAAGGCTTGACGCAAGTTGTTCTTGCTGCTGGATTGATTCCCAAAAGAGCCGCAACGCGGGCATTTTCTTCTTTTACAACTTGTGCTGCTCTTACCATATCAAGATCAAGAACCTTTCCAGAAGCAATACCAGTCATTCCAACACCGATTAGAGCGTCCTTCTCGGTTGTTCTCTGCCAAACTGGACGGAGATAGTGGAAGTCTGTGTAAGATGCTTGTAGAGTGCCAATAAACGCTGCTGCGCGGACTCTTGCTTCATAGTCTTCTTGTGTTTCTACATCGCTTACATTTACTTCTGTAAGATTGCAGAACTGGTAAGGGCGAAGGGCGATTTCGCAGCAAGGGTTTGTTCCCCAATCTTTATCGTTGTTTAGGTAAATACCGGGTTCTCCTGAACCACTTTCACGAATGCGGGTCCAAAGATCCATAAAGTATTCTTTCTCAACCTTGTGGCGAAGAAGAACGGCAGAGTTGTTAGCACGACCGCGTTGTGGGTTTGTTTCCCACCAGTTTCCTGCCTTACAAGCAATCATTTCGTCGTCGTCAGCAGAGAATAGCGAAATCAAAGCAGCGCGGCGAATACCACCAGCAAGCACGGCATCTGCGATGTGACACATAATGTCGTGGCATTCAATAGGAGTTAGCTTATCGCCGTCCTTCTTTGTGTTCAGCATTCCGTCAATCTTCACCAAACACTCAACGAGAGGTTGTGGTCCCGGTGCTTTGCCGCCCGATGTAACCAAACGGGCACCCTTGGGGCGAATGTCCGAGAAGTCAAAGCGAATACGACTTGTTCCTTTGAAGTAAGATTGTAGAAGCACGCGAACAGCATCTGCCCAACCTTCAATCGAATCTCCAACAAGGAATCGCTTCTCGCGACCGGATGGAATCCGAATCTCTGGTAGTTTCTCAACGTGATGCTTCTGAACCGAGAAGCCTACGCCGGTTCCGCCAAGAAGCAAGAACATCGCTTCCGAGAAAGAACGTAGATCATCAATAGGCATAAATGCACAGTTGAAGATTCGGTTTGGGGCAATCTCGATTGGCTTGCCACCAAACTGCATCGAACGCATCGAGGGCAATACTTGACGACTGAAAACATACTTGTATGCTTCCCTTATCTCTGATTCAAGATGTGGGTACTTCTTGATGTGCATTTCAAGATTGCGTTCCGTGATTTCCTCATAAGTTTCACGGCGGTATTCTTCTGGAAGATACCTTGCGTATTTCATGTGGACTGTAATGTCCGACAAAATCCTAGTTGCTAGATTCATTTTCTGTATTCTCCGTTGTGTTTGCTCTAATAGATTGTCTAAACTTCTTGTACTTGTCTTTGAGGCGTTGAGCTTGATCTTTAGCTGTCAAGTTTGTTGTTTGACCCAGCGACAAGGGATCTTGATTTGTATTTGGTACCTTCATCTTGATACTCACATTCCTAGTACTCATGTCAATAGGGAATACGATACCATCCGGTCCAAACCGATTCTTAGCAACAAAGATCCTGCCTGTATTGTTCTGCTTGTCTTCAATCGTTCTTGATACTGTAAAGATGAAATCAGCAACAAAGCATTTCGAAAAAGCTTCTGAGATTGATTCCATTGTGATTACTTCGGCATTCAAGCCAGACCGATTGGTCTGTGAAGCAGTCCAAATAGGGCATTGGAACTGTTGTGCTAGTCCTCTTAGTCCCTCGTAGATTGATTCTAACTCGTTCCTCTTTTCCTTGTCTCTAGTGACCGGCTTTAGCAAGTCGCCATAGTCAACCACCACCATGTCCACTTTTGTTCCCTTTGCACGCAACCTTTCAAGGTGTGATTGCAAAGTATTTACGCTAGCCGTTTTGGTGGGGTATTCTTTGATAATTAGTGCGCCGGGGACTTGCTCGACCGATTCACGAATGATTTCTTTGTGGTTCATCAACTCGCTTAGTGGAAGCTCGGTAATGCAGCTATCGTACCTTTGCGCGATAACGGTGTCTGATAGCTCTAGGGTGTAGTGAACTACTGTCTTGCCTTGCTTGACCGCTTGCGCTTCCAAATGCACCAATACCATTGATTTACCGGCACCCGTAGGGGCGATTACGACTCCTAGCTCTCCGTTGCCAATACCGCCGCCCGTGATTTGGTCAATCTCGTTCCAAGTAGTTGGGATTGGATCTCGGGCCTTTAGTTCGAACCGACGTTCGAAATCCTTTAGGTAATCATAACCAAAGTCATTCGAAGAACCAAGCTTTACAGCATCTGTAATCAACTTGGTGATTTCATCGAACGAAGCTGTGTTGATTAGCTTTGCCGACTTGATCATGACTTCTTTTAGCTTTTGCTTACGGCAAAAGTCTAGAGAAGTATCCTTGATAAAGCCGGACTCTTCTACTTCTTCTCTAGCGAAAACCCGAGCGACGAAATCAACGACTTGTCGCTTTGTTGCATCATTCTCGTCATTCAGACCTGATTTGATGATTGTAACCATAGTCTTGCGACTAGGATGAATCTTGTAGTTCTTTCGATGTTCGACAATCTTCTCGACAAACACACGAAGATACTTGAGTTCCAAGAAGTTTGGGTCAAATACTTCCAGTAGTTGATCTGCGAAAGGTCGATCATCGAGGATTAGACTACATAGGTCTTCTTGGAAAGACTTGCCGTACTGTGCAAAGTTGACCGGCTTCTGTTCCAACATTAGTGTACCTCTTTATTTTCGAGTATAATCATAACCCTTTCACGCTTGCCCGTCAAGCGTTTTGCTATTGCTTGACACAATGCGTCGAAGGCTAACAGTGATGTCCGACCAATCAAATGCTGCGAAGCCGTTCTTTAGAGAAAGAGACTTTAGATTCGTAAGGTTTAGATCAAACCCAAAGTTATTCAGAGCGTAGTTGATCTTCTCACGACCTTGGACCGAGATAGAAGGAGGAGAAAGATTCATCATCTTGTAGTTGTCTTGGACAATGCTGAAGTTCCTAGCAATGGTATCGTATGCACTAGACTGCTTTAGATTTTCATTGCAGTATTCCAATACCTCGCGAAGATAGAAGCCCTTGGTTTCCTTCAAGAAAGGAAAACGCTTGGCAATCGTCGCAAGACCAACGCCACCAACACCGGGAAGATTATCAGACTTGTCACCAGCAATGGCACGGGCGATTGCAAAGTTCTCAGGAGCAATACCATACTCTTCGATAACATTCTTGCTAGTGTGAATCTGCTTTTGGATTGGACGATACAAGATAGTCTCTTCGTCTAGAAGTTGCAAGAAGTCCTTATCAGAAGAAACAATAATCCTCTGCCACCCATCATACTTGGAGTGTGAGCAAACATAGGAAATCAAATCATCTGCTTCCACATTATCCAGCATAAGCTGAATGATAGGCATCTCGTTGATAACTTCCAAAAGAAGAGAGTGCTGCCAGACTTGGTTCTCTTTCTTGCTTTGCTCGCTCATACCTTCCACTTCGTAGTTGGTACGAATAGGCTTACGACCAGCCTTGTATTCCTTAATGATCTCACGACGTTTCTGAGAGCCGCCGGGGCCATCCCAGCAAATAACCACTTGGGTAGGCTTCATTTCCCTCATTAGCTTGTTTAGAGAGCCAAGGAAGCCTACAACACCGCCAATAGGATTACCATTGGTGGAAATAGCGGGATTGACAATGTATCCACGAAGATACATGTTCAGCCCGTCAATAATCATAACTCGCTTATTATTGTCAGTCGCCATTGTTTGCCTCCTTCTTCGGCTTAGGCTGTCTCGTTTGGTAAAACAAATCTTCGTCGGTCAAACCATTGCTGAGCTTGATGCTGGCAACATGCTCATCGTCAACGGTGTAAACCACCTTCTTGATCCCAACATGCTCCATGACTCGGAGACACATTGGACACGGCTTCGAAAGCCGAAACTCATTCCTCTTTCCGACGCGGGCAACGTACATAACAGCCCCATCGGTAACATCGCGAGCAATGCCAAGAACAGCACCGACTTCGGCGTGTTGCGTAGCATGACCGCAGTTATGATTGCGAAAACGATTCGCCCACCAAACAGATCGCAAATCATTGCAAGACGTATTGATGATAGAACCGCCCTTAACAAGAACGGCTCCGTGGCGATAATCCGGGGAATCTGAGCAAGTCGCAATCTTCTTGGCCAGTTCCAAATACCTGCGCTGTCGCTTCGTCAAACTCATGAACCCCTCATACACTTATAAGATAACGTATGAGGGGCCGAGCGTCCAGCAGAACTTTGTCAAGCGAATGTCAGTCTAGCTCGTCGTCCGCTGAGTCTACGTCAAAGTAATCTTCTGCATTACCTTCGCGAGTCTCAAACTTCACAATGATCTCTTCATCCATCAACTGCAAAACTCTTTCCCTGAATCTATCAGACTCTAGCTTCTCTTTCCAGTTAGCTGCTTGGAACTTTTCTTTGGTTCCATCTTCATAGACCAGCGAGAACCAAGCTCCTGCCTGTTCAAGATGTTTAGAAGACTTAACTGCATTGAACCAGCTTTCTTCGTCTTGGACCTTTGCGAGTCCTCCTGCCCAAATAATCTTGAATGTACATTCACGATTGAGAGAGCCGAAACGTGACTTCTTGATCTTAGCCTTGACTTCCGAACCGATTGGATAACCACGTTCATCAAGAATGTAGCTGTCCTTTGCCTTACGACCAGTTAGCCAAATACGCAGCGAGTATGCATACGCTGGTGCCTTGCCACCGGGAGTAAAATAAGGCTCTGTCAGAAGCTCTGCCCTATTAGAAGTAATATTAGTTTTAAGCTGGTTGAGGATCAACAGTGTAGACTTGGTATTAGCGATAGGGATTGTTAGCTTAGAAAAAGCTCTTGACAAGATTCTTGGCTTCATAGCCATTGAGGACATTGGGTCAAACGAACCTTCTACGTCTGCTGCTGCTGGCGTATTAGCTAGTGAGTCCCAAATAAAGAACATAGAACCGTTATTAGCGGTCAGTAGTTCTTCGATTGTCTCTAGAACTAGTTCTGTTGTTGTTGCTTGGATGTATAGAAGCTTATTTAGATCACAACCTGTTGCTTCTAGAAACTCTGGATCTACTGCTGATTCTGAATCAAAGTAGACTACATCCATTCCTTTTGCCATTGCGTTTGCTGCGATTTGTGCAGCCATATATGATTTACCGGTACCTTCTAGACCGGCGATTTCTGTAATCTTTCCTACGGGGATACCAGCAAGCTTACCACGGCAAATGATAGAATCCAACCAGCGTGCGCCAGTTGGAACCCAATCAGTTACCTCAGTTGGATTTTCCTTCGTTAGATCATGAGCAATCTCTTGTCCGTATTTCTTGTTGACAAGATTTCTCATTTCTGCGATGGATAGCTTGCCCGGTTTGCTTTCATTCTTACGGGCCATTACAACTCCATTTAGTTTATTGTAAATGCGTATGTCTTGGTATCTTTCTTACCAACAAGAGAAATCGTATTTACTTCTTTGTCAACTTCTATTAGTTGTTTTTCTGTCTCTGAGCCGTAAGCACCCATGAATGGTGCTAAAGCCCAAAGTACAACCAAAGCTAATACGATTCTCAGTGTGTGGTCTACATTATACCCGTACAAACGCTCGTTTTCTTCTTTCATACCCGTACTCCGAAACCGGAGAGGCGAAACTCTCCGGTCGAGTATAAGTAGTTTTTATCACTTGCCAGCGGCACTAATCTCACGGAAAACTGAGTTTAGAAGATCATCATCTGAGCTTGTATTAGTGTTGTACTTCTGAACTTCTGGACCTGCACCATTTTGATCACTTAGGAACTCATCAAGAAGATTAGTGATTTGTTGCGCGGTCAAACGCTCAAACAACGAATCAAATGACGGCATTGACTCTAGGAGTTCGGCGCAACGAGTTGAGCCACCGATTGCCTTGGAGCAAAGCACAGAGGTCTTACGACGAGGAGCAACGTCAGTCTCAGCGAACATACGACCGGTCTTGGTGGAGTACGAGATTGTCAAATCGGTACCCTCTTCGGTATCGGTGATATCACCATAGTCTGGATTCAGAACAAGGCTCAATAGCTTCTTGTAAACGGTACCGCCATAACCCCAAACACGGATACCCTTATCTTCCTCACCACGGACCAAAACTGGTGAGAAGTAACGCTCCTTCACGAATAGCGACTTAGCGAGCTTCTTATCTTCATCGTCGTTGTTAGCGACACCATCACGCCAAGTCTGTGAAGCAAACTCACAGATTGGGCATTGCTCACCAAAGTTCTTCTTTAGACACAATACAGTCTTACGCTTACCACCAACCTCTAGGTAGTGGAAATGGAAATCGCGGAATGGATCTCCGTCTGATGGGCAGACAATGCGAATGTCTTGCTCGCCCTCTACTGGCTTCCAAAAAGTCGAAACCTTACTGGACGTATCGCCCTTACTCTCGGTTGCAGAAAGCTTAGCCTTCATCTTGCTGATATCAATAGCCATTTTGTTTTTTCCTTTATGTTAGTTGTGGGTTTTACCCTAAAGTCAATAGGAAGATTTATTCCTATCGCTGCTCTTGCACGAATGAAGTATGTTCCAAGACATACACTAAATCTCTATCATACTTTGTAGGATAGAAACTGAATGAAACGGTTTTGGTTTCCGTTGTGTTAGATTTTACTTCTTCTTTAGCACGCTTCAGTAAGTCATTCGATTTTGACAACCGTGCCTCACTGATAGCATAAATGTAACTCTCTTCTCTTACGTTGGCAAGGCCGTAGAACATCTTTTTTACATCGTCTTCAAGACTCTTGATTCCGATAGTAGAAATACGATTTGTTTCTGTCGGCTGATCCAAGCTGCCCATAATAGGCGAGTTGTTACGATACACATTGATCATGTGCAAGGTATTAGCAATCAAAGTGTTGATTTGATCCCAATACCCAATAATAGGTAGTTCGCCAGCGATTTCTTCGACCTTCTGATTGTTAATCAGATAGATCCGCTCAAACTTACCGGATCGTGTGAAATGCTGTAATACATTTGTTACGACCTTCTGATTCAAAGCTTTCTTATGGCTTAACGTAACCGGATCAGCTTCAACG